GGTTGAGGATAAATCATTCATGTTTGGGTTTCCTTATAAGAATATTTTTATTACGTAATGTATTACATATAATAACAAATGAAAAAACGCAAGGCAAAAATATGCCTTACGCTTAATTTTAATTACAGAATGTTAATTTAGTCGATTTGTCGTTTCACCCAAACCACGGGATGAACTGACTTGATTTTAACGTCAGAAATTGGCGCTGAGTTCGCAACTTTGATCGTATATACAGACCGCTCTTCTGGTCTCAATGTTCCGATATACTTATCACCTTCCTCGGTTACAAAAAGGCATTCATAATCTTTTTGCACTGCAACTTTCGGGGTGATGCCCCTTTGCCTTGCGTAGATTAAATCGCCGCTATGATATGTTGGTTCATATCGATCACTGCCCACAACAGTAATCAAATATGTTTCGACATCATCCCCTAATTGTATTTTCGGGGCCATCAAATCGCTCTTTACAGTCAACTTCACGTCACTCCCTAATTCGTATTCGACAGGTTGCAGGCCTAAAGTTGGCGATCCAGTTAAGAACTGAACGTCTGTTTTCAGAATGCTGGCAAGCAACTTGAGGTCATCAACGGATGGCTCAGTTCTGCCGCTTTCCCAATGAGCAATTGCCCCCTGCGAGAGTTTCATTTTTTTTGCGACTTCATGTTGGCGAAGGCCGTTATCTTTTCTCAACTGTTTAATTCTTTCAGATACATTGGTCATTTTTCACCTTTTAAAATTTTTGAATTTATTTCTTCAATCAATTACTACAAACAAACGCCCAACTATTTTCTGAAAAACTAGAAACCCAGCTTTCGCAAGCCAAGGCAACAATCTTCGCCATTTTATATGAAGGTGATCCACCCTTTCCTTGCTGTTTAAGATTTTGCACTTTCTTAATTCTTTTCATAACACTTCTCTCTTCTGAGGTGGGGTTGTTATTCCCCATAAATTAATTGTCGTTCCCATTTTTGCTCTGATCGGAGCACCTTAATTAAGGTCTGGGATTCATATAAATTATTTTTTTCTAAAACAGCCCAGTTGAAATAAAGTGTCCAGCCCCAGCGTCCATTCACAAAAGACCTGAGAAAGGCTTTAGCCCTTTCTGTTTTTATATGAGCTTTTCCACAATTTGAACGCATGTATCCCCAAGGATAATGGCGTTTTATAACCCTATACCATTGCAAAGGTTTATTACATTTTGTAAACTTATAATGAATTGAAAAACATTGACAGGGTGGATCGATGAACGAAATAAAAGAACTTCTGATCGCCTTGGGTGGGCCATCAAATGTTGCTCGCAAATGCGGTTTAAGTCGCTCGGCTGTATCGCAGTGGGTCAGAAGGGACACGATCCCTACCCAACATGCACTGATGGTTTCAAGTCTTGCCTCACAGTTTGACATATCATTAACCCCCGAACAGATCCTTCAAAAAGTTTACAAAATGTAACGCTTAATCAATATTTTTATAAATAAAATGACAAAATGTAAACAAATAATTAAACGTGTTTGAAGAAATAGATATTTATGATGGAATTTGAGATCCCCATTCAAGCAGTCCCAAAGGCTAGACCTCGCACTTTCAAAACATCTGGGGGGATCTCACACACATATACACCTAAGAAAACAAAGGACTTTGAGAATTTTGTTCGAACTTGGCTTCAAGTGAAATACAAGGGCAAACCAATAGAGGGGCCGATAAATTTAGAAATAAACTTTTCCCTGCCAGTTCCAAAATCATACACGAAAAAGAAAAAATCTGAGTGCTTATCAGGCGGCTCGAATCATTTCATTAAACCAGATTTAGACAACCTTGAAAAAAGCGTCATGGATGCCGCCGAGGGTGTTCTTTATCGCAATGACAGTCAAATTTGTAGCAAGATCAGCTCAAAGAGGTGGGCAGAAGAACCCCTTATTTTATTACAGATTGAACCAGTAAAATCGTAATCATTACATTTTCAATACGATATCGAAACGTCATCGACACGTTATCGCGACACATAATACATAATACATAATACATAAATATATACATATTTAGCGGCTTTCGCCGTTTTTTTGTGAAATCATTTGACTGCTGCATTTTCTGGAGTTAAATGCGTAAATCATAAAAAATTACGATAAACGTAATTAGACCCAAGCATAAGAAAGAAGACATGAAAGATAAATTCACAAAATTCGTGCCTCTGTATATTCGAGACTATCGTGCTGACACAGGCCACCTCACTTTAGAACATCATGGAGCCTACCTGTTACTTTTGATGGAGCAATGGGAAAGGGGTTCAATTGCAAATGATGATTATGCTTTACGCAAAATCCTTCTAGGCAACACTGCGACAGAAGATGTATTCCAAGTGATTGATGATTTCTTCAGTGAGGATGACGTGGGCTTCGTTCAACCGCGTTTGAAAGCCGAGCGACAGAAAGCATCAGAAATTTACAATCGAAAGGCTGACGCGGCCAGACAGGTTGCATAAAAAAGAGGTGCGGAAGAAAAATCTCCAGCCAAAAAAATGCGGAGGCGTAAAGAAAACCAAAAAGATGTTGACAAAATGTCAGCGCCAACGGACAAATACGAGTTCAATGGGAGTGTCATAAAGCTGACGAAGAAAGATTTTGACGGATTTAAAGAATTATTTCCGGTAATTGATTTGATTTCTGAACTCAAGCGGTTCGACTTAGCATTTTCACATGAAAACATAAAAAACTGGTACATGCAGCTTCAAGCAAAGTTGAAGTACCAGAACGATAAAAAAGTGAGCGAGCGGAACGAACCTAAAAAATTAAGATCACCGAGAGGTGCGATATGAAGACAGTTTCAGAAGGGCTTTTAGAGCAAGGGATAAGATTAAAAAGTTACGGATCTGGCACTCACAGAACCACTTGTCCAAAATGTTCGGCAAGCCGAAAAAACAAAGCAGACCCGTGCTTGTCTGTCACCATTGATGGTGATGCTGCGGTGTACTTTTGCCATCACTGTGAGAGTGAAGGAAATCAATTCTCTGGCAAGGTTGCCGAAAAAGCAGATGATTTTAAATTTGCAAAAAAAACCACCTATGAAAAGCCAAAGACGGTTCAAGAAGTTCTTGAGGTCGATGCAATCATGAAGTGGTTCGAGGGCCGAGGCATTGATGCCAAGACGGTTGCAGCATTCAACATTGCACAATGTCCAAAGATGTTTGAGGGCAAACAGCGCATGTTTATTGCGTTTAACTATTATCGTGATGAAGAACTTGTTTCTGTTAAATATCGCCGCGCAGTAAACGAAAAGCCATATGGCTACAGTCAGGAAAAGGGCTGTGAGCAAATCTTTTATGGCCTTCATTTAGTCGAGCCAGATCAAAACGAAATCGTTATCACAGAGGGTGAAATCGATGCGATGTCGGTCTATCAGGCGACAGGAAAGGCTGCGTTATCTGTGCCGACAGGTGCAAAAGCTGAATATAAACACGTCAACGAAAAAAGCTTTCACTTTCTTGAAGATCAGCGAGCGCTGATCGATCAGGCCGAAAGAGTTGTCATCATGAGTGATGGCGACGAAGCTGGACGTGGCTTGGCGAACGAATTGTCTAGACGCATTGGGCGCGATAAATGCGTAAGGGTGCGCTATCCCGAAGGCTGCAAAGACGCAAACGATGTTTTGCTGGATTTTGACGAAGATATTCTTTGCGAAATAATCGAACATGCAGAGGCATGGCCTATCCGAGGCGTTCATTCAGTTTATGACTACGAGCAAGAAGTGTTCGAGGATTATGAGGGCTTGACGTTCGATCCTCTGACAACAGGTTTTGCAAATTTAGATGATTATATGAAAATCGTCGAAGGCCAGATGTCGATTGTCACAGGCATTCCAAACTCTGGTAAATCTGAATTTCTTGATCAAATAATTCTGAACATGACGAAAATTCATGGGTGGAAATTTGGCATTTGCTCTTTTGAAAACAAGCCCCAACACCATATTCGAAAGTTTCTCGAAAAACATATTGGAGCGCCGTTTTACAGCGATGGGCCAACGCGCAGAATGTCGAAGTCAGAGATCTCTAGCGGAATGGAATATCTGAACAAGTATTTTAAATTTATCAGATACAATGATTGGCGCGAGGCTACGCCAACAATTGACCACATTTTGGATCAAGCAACGCTTCTTGTGAAAAGGTACGGGATCAAAGGGCTTGTTATCGATCCCTACAATGAACTCGACAGGCCACTTGACCGTGAAACGGAATATGTTTCTTTGATGCTGGCAAAGGACAGACAGTTTGCAGAAGCCAATGACGTCCACGTTTGGTTTGTTGCCCATCCTAAAAAGATGATAACCATGCACGAAGAAGAAGTTCCCGTCCCGACTGCCTACGATATTGCTGGCAGCGCAAGGTGGGCCGACAAGGGTGACATGATTTGGGCGGTTTCACGCGATAGGCGCGACACATCAAAGCCCGTTGAGGTTCACATTCACAAGGTCAGGGACAAATATGCTGGTCAAGTTGGCTGCGCCTTCTTCCACTATGACAGGCTGACAGGTCGATATAGTCCAGCCAGTGAGCCGACAGAAAACTTTCAGTCAAATGGCGCAGTCGCGAACGGTGCTTGGTATCAGGACTGATCCTTGAAGTAGCTGTCAACATCTAGGAACGGGTCGAAACCGCCTTCGCTCCGTTCCATAGCATACGCCATAATCACTTTTGCATAATAAGGCACGGGCAAAACGCCACGAAACCATTTGCTTACGGTTCCTTGATTGACGCCGATATATTCGCCAAAAGCTTTTTGAGTGTTCGTAGGAAACAGTGAACGAACGATTTTAAAAAATTCGTCTGTTTCTGAATTTATATTTTCTGCCATGATCTGCTCTTTTTTTGGCGACCATATGCGAAAAGAATATTAGTTGTCTACCTCATATTTTTCTGCCCACTCATCAATTGGAGTTTTCAAGCGATAGAACTGGTGGCAGACAGGACAGTTTCGAACAAACTGGCTCTGATAAAACAGCCGCGCATGGCAGTCGGGACAAAAATCAAAACGGCTTGTTTTTAAGTGCCATTGTATCGGTTCAGCTTTGACAATCTTCTCCAAATTATGCCTCATTACATTTTGTAATATTTTGGGTGCGTTTTGTCGCTTCTTTTGCTATTTTGTAATCATCAGAAAAAAGGAAAAGTCTTATGGCATATGGCAAGAGTACCAAAAAACTTTCTGCGTACAGCATGAAGTCTACCAAATCTGGCGCGAAAAAGAAACCAAAAGGGAAAAAGAAATGAATTACTCGGTCAGCATTGACCCAATCGACACAGTGACGCCTTTCGGGAACAACCCCCGTCAGATCACGCCAGATGCAATTTCGAAGGTAGCAAAGTCAATCGAGCTTTATGGCTTTCGTTCCCCGGTTATAGTTGATGATGACCGAGTAATATTAGCGGGTCACACTAGGCTTTTAGCGGCGCAGAAATTGGGTCTGACAGAGGTTCCCGTCCATATTGCCTCTGGGCTTTCTAAATCTAAAAAGCGCGCTTATAGGCTCGCTGACAACCGCAGTGCCGAAGAAAGTCGGTGGGACTTCCCCATGTTGACCGAAGAGCTTGGGGAATTGATGGACGAAGGCTTTGATTTGGCTGACACCCTTTTCGACGCCAGTGAGCTTTCAAAGCTTTTCCCTGATGCAGAACCAGATAAAGGCGATGAGCCAGAACAGTCAGAGGTTCCCGATGAGGCTATCACCAAGGATGGCGATAAGTGGATTCTAGGCGACCACGTTTTGGTTTGCGGTGACAGCAGCAGTTTGTCCGTTTTAGACGAGGCCACAGGCGGGAAAGCTCCTGATCTGGTTTACACTGATCCACCTTATGGAATTGATGTTGGAAATCAGGTTCAAGGCGCAAGTAATCAGGCAAAAAAAATCAATTATGGCGTTAATCATTGGGACAAGGAAATTCCTTGGGATGCCATAAACAATTGCTTCACATTTGATGCAAAAGTAGTTTTGTGGGGCGGCAACCATTTTTGCCACAAACTGCCACCAAGTCGAGCGTGGATAGTCTGGGACAAAGAAAACGGCGACACAGACTTTGCCGACTGCGAGCTTGCTTGGACAAACTTCGATGGGCCTGTTCGGCTTTACAAGTTCAGATGGGCGGGAATGCTGCAAGGTGACATGGCGAACAAAGAGGAACGGGTTCACCCGACCCAAAAGCCTGTCGCGTTGGCAAAGTGGGTTTTTAATAAATTTAAAATCCAAGGGCTTGTCTTGGACTTGTTCGGTGGATCTGGGTCAACCCTCTTAGCTTGTGAGCAAATGGGTCTGGCTGCGGCTCTGGTCGAGCGTGAGCCACGCTACTGCGATGTGATTATCGAACGGTGGCAAGAATTAACTGGACAAGAGGCGGCTCTGGAAAGCGGGGAAACGTTTAATGGCGAAAAATCAAAAAGAAATATGGGCGCGGATCGGGCGGCTTAAAATGTTGATTGCTTATGAAAAGGGCCGAAAGCCTTCTGACTACCGCGTGATTGCTGGGTTCAGAAATGAAATCATAATGCTTTACGAAATTCTTTGCCCCACCCCAGAAAAAGAGGAAAAGCTAGATGCCTAAAGATCCAAGGCTTGCAAGGGCTGGAGTCGAAGGTTTTAACAAACCCAAGCGCACCCCAAATCACCCGAAAAAGTCTCATGTCGTTGTCGCGAAAGTTGGCAGCGAGATCAAAACCATCCGCTTCGGTGAGCAAGGGGCAAAGACTGCGGGGAAACCCAAGGCTGGCGAAAGTGATCGCATGAAGAAAAAACGCGCGAGCTTTAAGGCACGACACGCAAAAAACATAGCAAAGGGCAAAATGTCGGCGGCTTACTGGG